ACAGAAGGAGAAGAATAGATGGCAGTTAGACAAAAACAATTAGTACTTGATACTGCGTACAAACATTTTAAAGAATTCGGACTTCCTATTGATATTGAGTACAAATCTTATGTATCTATCGTAGGCCCTAAAGAGGCGATTCACGCTATTTCAGTAAAAAGAAGTTTTAAGGCATGGAAGTACTTACTACACGCCCTTAAAGTTGCTCACCCAGATTTGGTTAAGCAACCGGAGCCAGTAAAAGCTCCACAACCTGCTCCTAAAGCTAAGCCTAAAGTAAAGAAAGACCCACTGNAAGCTTTGAGCAAGGCTGCTCCGGCAGAAGAGAAGAGTGAAGACTAATGGAAAAGATTTTTAATCTTACATCTACCTTTAAAGCCTTCGAAGAAGATGACGGGGGCGTACACATTTGTGGTATGGCAAGTACGCATGATGAGGATCGTGCAAACGATGTCATCATGGCAGAGGCTTGGACAAAAGGTGGATTAGCAAACTTTGAGAAGAATCCTATTATTCTTTTCAATCACAATTATGACAAACCAATTGGTCGAGCGACCGGTCTGAAAGTTACAGAGAACGGACTAGAGCTCAAGGCAAAAATTAGTAAATCTGCGCCAGACCATGTTGCTGAGTTAGTAAAAGAAGGTATCCTTGGGGCTTTTTCTGTTGGTTTCCGAGTCAAGGATGCGGATTATATGTCGGAAACTGATGGACTAAAGATTAAGGATGCTGAGTTATTTGAGGTATCGGTTGTTTCCGTTCCTTGCAATCAAGCAGCAACTTTTTCTCTGGCGAAATCATTCGACTCTATGGATGAGTACAATGAATTCAAAAAAACTTTCACCAATCGTGTAGATCTAGCCGGTCAGTCTCTGGCTAAGGACGAAGTCAATACTTCTAGCATAGCTAGTGATGCACCGAAAAGCGTGGGGAACGACCTCACAGATCAGGAGATCAAGATGGAAAATCAAAACATCGACTTGGAAGCTTTTGCTAAGAAGGTGGCAGAGGAAACTGCTGCTAAAATCGCAATGAAGCAAGCCGAGCAGAAAGCCGCTGAAGAGAAGTCAGCGCAAGAAGCTGAAGAGAAAGCTGCTGCTGAAGCAGTTGAGAAGTCAGCGAAAGAAGAGCAGGTACAGTCTGCCATTCGTACTGGTATCGAGTCAGGCGCTGAGCGCTTGTTGAGCGACATCGAAGCTAAAATGGCTGAGAAGGACGCAAAGTTTGAAGAAATCATTCTTCAGCACCAGAAAGACCTCGAAGAGAAGTCTGAAGAGCTTACTAAGATGCGTGAGTCAAAGCGTGTATTCGCTGACCGTGGCGTAGATACTGCAGGAAGCATCAGCAAGTGGGGCAAGGACTTTATGTACGGCCATATGCTGGGTGTTATCACTGGTAAGGGCTGGAACACTGAGTACTCTAACTCTTTGATGGAGAAAGCAGGTCTTAACTACGCAGCTAACGCTGGTGACATCGACCAGGAAGTTTCTACTCTTATTGAGAAGGAAATCATGCTTGAGCTTAAGCTAGCACAAGCTTTCCGTGAAATCACTATCAATGCACAAACTCAGGTACTGCCAATTCAAACTGACGCAGGTCCTGCAGCTTGGGGCTCTAACACTGATACTGCGGGTAACTTGGAGAACCGTCCAGAAGTTACTAATGCACAGTACAATGCTAAGCAAGTAATCTTGAAAGCTACTCGACTTGTTTCGACTACTTTCATGGACAACGACATTGACGAGAAAGTACTTGTCAACTTGATGCCTATGCTTGTTGAATCTGTAGCTCGCGCTCACGCACGTGCTGTAGACAATGCTATCATCAACGGTACTGCTGGCGGCGCTGAAGGCTTTAACGGTCTAGAGGCTCTTGCAGGTTCAAACACTGTAACTGCTCTTGTTAACGGTTCTGATGCTGCTGTAACTGCTGCTGAGTTCCTTGGAGCTCGTAAGTTGATGGGTAAGTATGGCATGATGCCAGAAGACCTCGTATATGTTGTTTCACAAGCACGTTACTACGACCTGATTGCTGATGCTGGCTTCGCCGACATCACAGACGTAGGTTCTGANGTTGCAACTAAGATTACTGGTTCAGTAGGTGCAATCTACGGTACTCCTGTAGTTGTATCTGACCAACTTGAAACAGAAGCTAACGGCGCATCCGTAGGCTATGCTGTCAACGTTCGTAACCACGTAATCCCACGTNTNCGCGGNGTTTCTGTTGAGCAAGATTACGAAGTACTTAACCAGCGACGAATCATTGTTGCTAGCCAATCTCTTGGCTTCAACCAACTCGTTGCTAACAACGGCACTACTGACGTATCTGTTGTTAAGCTGGTCCGTACAGACGCTTAATCTTTATAACTGGGGAGGTTCGCCTCCCCAAGTTTTTACTAATTAATTTATGGCAGACTTAACTACATTAAATGACTATAAGGCAGCAGAGGGCATTAATAGCCCTAAAGACGATGCTCGCCTTAATTTTCTTATTCCTTCCGTGAGTCAATTAGTAAAGACTTATTGCGGTAATAGTTTTGTAGACTATTACTCTACTAGTAAAGTTGAGACAATAAATATTGAGTGGGACACTCATATNNTNCAACTTACTGAAAGTCCTATCATAAATATAAGCCTTGTAGAAGAGCGGGATTCTTATGGAGAATCTTATAAAACTTTAACTACTGCGGCATATGAGTATTTTTTAGATGATACTACTGATAGTATTATTCGAACTACAAGCGGTAGTACCTATAAAAGATGGCGTCGAGGGCCTGGAGCAGTTCGTGTAACTTATACTGCAGGCTACTCAGAACTTCCATTNGACTTACGTTTAGCTGTATTTGATTTAATTACCTACTACTTAAAAGATGAGCACAAAGAGCGTAGGTCAATTGCCGGCGCCAGTATTCAGAACCAAGCAAGCTCGAGTCAACGCAATAATGTGGCATTTCCTGACCACATTAAGCGGGTACTTGACTTATATAAAAACTTTTAATGAGTAAAGCAATAGTTTCTAAAAGAATATCTAATCAGCTTTTAAAAAAGTTATCTTCTGAATTTAACAAAAAAACACGCTTAGAAGCTCAGCGGGGCCGCCCTCAGATACTTCAATTACAAGACTTAAACTTTATAAATGAAACTCTACAGGCTTTTATAGACAGAGGGAAGGGTAGTAAAACAATTAAAGGAGTTACTATAACTTCAGAAGATTTAAAGTGGGCTCAAAATCTTGCGGCGGAATACCAAACAAGATTTGTTAGGCGAAGGGGGTTTTCTAAAGTATCAGATACTTATGAGTTTGCTCATATACAGGAAGTCTTACCGGCTGTAGCTAACGATATTCTCGAAGGAACTAGTTTTATTGTAGGAAGTTTTGCCACTACAGGTAAGATTAAAGGCAAAATTATTGACCATATCCTTAAAGGAAAAAGCAAAAATTTAATAGCCCGAGTAAAAGCAAAAGTAGACAGAGGTCATGGAGTCGCCGGAGGAACAGCAATATCTTCTCTACAAATGGCACAGGCGGCTTCACTTGCTTCAAAAAACGGAATTGATTTGGCAGCAACTCCTGGCTTAACGGACTACTTAGAGACTCAATTTAAAGAATATAATATTTCTTTAAAAAACTTAGAGCTTATAAAAACCGTGCTAGTAGACTACCAATCGCTTGTAGATAAAAAAGGAAATTTAAGTGCAAACTATGTTCCTATAATTACCTTTCAGGACTTTTATGCAAATAGAGGCATAGACGCAAAAGAAGAGAAGAAAGTTTTAGAGATAGTTAGAAAATTTTTTACTGAAGCAGTTAGCGCTGATGACCTTATTAATATGGAGGGTTCCCCAAGTATTAAAGAAAAAATAGAAGCCCATATTGTAATGCCTTTTGTTGAACTAGACAAAAAACATAAAAACGTTAAAACAAAAACGTCAATTAAAAAAACGAAAGATACAAGGAAAAAGAAGGCTCCTAGCAAACAACTTTCTGCGGGGTCCTTATCTATTACGCAGAAAAGAAATCCGGCAAAAAAGACTTTTAAGAAAAAAGAGCCAAAAAATACTCAACGCTCTATGTTTTCTATTTTAACACTTATTAATCAAAAACTTCCACAGACTTTAGAGAAGAATATGACGGAGCCGAGATTGGTAAATAGAACCGGTAGATTTGCAAATAGTGTTAAAGTAATGGAAGTTACCGAAACTCGTCAAGGATATGCCAGTTTTGGATATACCTATCAAACAAACCCGTATCAAGTATTTGAACAGGGAAAAGGTCGAGCCCCCTGGGCCTCCGCCGATAGAGACCCACGAGCCTTAATTGATTCTTCAATTAGAGAAATCGCCGCAGAGTTGGCGTTAGGTAGATTCTACACCAGGAGATTGTAATGGCA